GTTTGCGATCACCCCCGATAGATTTGGGGGAAGGGACCCGCTCAAACCCGTTGCGGCGCAGGGCTTCTCAGCGATCCCCTCGATGAGCCCATAACGCTGCTGTGATGGCCGGTTACTTGGCGCTGGCGACAGCCCGCTCGAGGCTGGTGCGCAGGTAGGTGCCAAAGCGCCGCTCGGCGATCTTGGTGCCGATGTCGTTGATGGGGAAGATCGGCCGATAGGTGGCTGATGGCACTGCGACGAACAGGGGCACGAGCCTGCCCTTAGTGCCGCGCTGGTAGACGCCGGGCGGGCGATTGCGGCCAGCTGGGGTGCCGACGAACACACCACCACGGCCTGGCTTGCCGATCTGCGCTGAGAGGCGCCTTAGAGCGGCTAGAGACACGTTCCCCTGTGTGTTGCGCCTGATCACACCAGGAACCAGCTTGGAGCCCTCTGAGAGGCTTCCAGACGCCTCTGCGAGGAACTTGGCCTCAAATGGCTTGGTGCCACGTCTGCCGCCTGTGATGTTGGCCCGCAGGTATGGCTCACGCTTGGCCTCAGGGAACACGGTCACCACGAGGCTGCGCTTGTTGGCCTTCTCCACCCGCCATGCGTTCTGGATGAAAGGGGTGGGCTTGTCGAAGTAGGTGCGTGATGCGCCCTTCAGTGCAGTGCGTGCGTCGAAGCCCACTCTGTTGAGCGCTTGCGCAATGGCAAAGGGGAGCTGCTTGGTCATGGTGTCGGTCCACCTGATGGCCTTGGGCAGCTCGGACTTGATGTCGAGGGTGAGGGTTGCCATGCGCCAAGGGTAGGCCGGAGGCAGGGGCGAGGCGATCGAAATCGGGTGAGCTGGTCACTGTCGACCTGCCAACCTGGGCAACCTTGCCCCTATAGCTCCTTTTTCCCTCAGCCCTTCTCCCCTTCTATTACTTTATTACTAAGGTTAGAAGGTTAGTAAGGTTAGTAAAGGGCTTGGGGCAGAAGGGATTTCAGCCATCCAACCTCCTCAGCGAGGTTGGCAGTAGACCCATTTCATCCGACCTTCCAACCATTGCCGAGACTTTTCAAAGCCCATTTCGCGCAAGATCGAGGCCACCTGCATCTGATCGGCTCTGCCTTGGCGCTCCACCGGCTTGCCGATCGCTTCGGTCAAAAGCAGCTCTGAGGTGATGTGCCGACCATGGTTGACAGGTTGGTTAAGCCAGGTCTCGATGGCCGCCTTCCATGGGCTGTCGACCAGGTAGGACTCGTTCTCACGATCCACCTGTGCGGCGTGTTCAGCGGCAAGGTGGTTTGGCTCGCCTTTGCGATAGGCAGCGACAGCAGCTGACCAGATGGCATCGCGCTCAAGCAGTAGGCCATCGACAGGGATGTGGGGTGCTGCGGTCACAGGGATGACCCAGAAGCGGCGGTTGCCGGTGTCATCAACCAAGAAGCCCGTATCCCGGTTGGTGGAGCCGACGATGATCGAGCGGCGCGGAAATGCTTCCGTTGTGCGTTGGTATGGCGCGCGGAACATGTCGGTCTGTTGGGTGAGGAAGGCTTTCACCTGACCTGCGTGCTTGCGGCCGGTGATGTGATCCAGCTCGGCCCACTCCATGAGCCAGGAACGGTGCAGCACCATGAGGTCGTCTTTCGAGCCGATGTCACGCAGGGCATCGCTGAACCAGAGGCCGCCGAGATTGCGCCAGAAAGTGGACTTACCGCAGCCTTGTGGCCCCATGAGCACGCAAGCTGAATCGTGCTTGCAGCCGGGCTCAAAGATGCGACGCACAGCTGCGATGAGCGTGGCCTTGAGCATGGCGTCATAAAGAGTGCCGGGCTGATCGTTCGGTCGCAGGTAAGCGGTGGCGAGGTGATCGATAGCTGCTGGTGGAACGTGATCAGCGACGTGCTCGAGGTAGTTCCGCACGGGGTCGTGTGGGTTCTCTAGAGCGACGACGTGAACGGCATCTGCTGCGAGGTCTTTGGTGACCTTGACGCCCTCTTGGGCCATCTGCAGATAGAAATGCTCGATGTGCTCGAGGGGCTTTTCGTCCAGCTCGATGGTCTTGGTGAAGACGTTCCAACGAAGGCGTTCGCCTAGCTGCTGGCGCAGAAGGGTGAGCAGCTCGTTGGATTCGAGCTTGAGCAGCTTGTCTGGGCGAGCTGTAGGCTGTGCCGTGCTGCGCTCCTGTGGCTGGGACGCTGGCCGCTCGGCTGGAGACGGGCGGCCTTTTTCATGGCCGGCGAGATGGGCAAGGGTGCCGAGGGAGACGCCACCGGCTGCGGCATGGAAGGTGCGCCATTTTGCCTCGCAGACACCGGGCTCGAACTTGCCGGATGAGGCGGACCAGCTGATCCAGTCAGAGAGGAGCGAGTCGTCGCCGACGCTGTGGAGCGCCATGCCGACCTTGACCCATGTGTCGTAGTCGTCTGCGTCAGCGGCGGGAATGCGCTGAAGGAAATCTCGAGCGCGTGTGCTGTCGGTTTCCGGCAGGCGCAGCAGCGGGGCCGGATCAGGCTTGTGGCGCTGCATCTGCTGCAGAAGCAGTGATGGCGCCTCAGCGAGGGGCAGCTCACCAGGGCCGCGGCCTTTCAGCCAGCGATAGGCGCCGGTGATGGGGTGTGCGCCAGCAACGACGGACTGACAGCCTGCCCAACGCAGTTCAAGCTGTTCGCCCTTGATCGAGCTGCGCAGCTTGGTGGTTTTGATGGTGGCCCAGAAGGGCTCAGGCACTTGGTAGATGATCTGGACGCGAGCATCACGGCCTGAGGTAACGGCCCATGATTTCGGCAGATCACGCAGTGGTGCGCCGATGCGCTCGAGCACCTCTGAAGCGCCTAGGCCGTCGTGATCAACGAACAACAGGCCACCGGACTGCGGGCCTGCGATCACGCCGATAGCAACAGCACGCCCAGCTTGGATCTCAGCGGTCAGATCGTCGCGGGAGATGGGGTGCTTTTGCCACTCGGGCTGATAAGGGCGCTTGTCGTTGCCTACTGCGACGAGAGCCCATGAGTCGGGGAGCTGGGAGAGCTGCTGGAGGAGGGGGTGGCTGGTCATCCATAGACCTATGAACCGTCAGAGTTTGGCGGGAAGGTTGGCAGGTTGGCAACCAAATGGTGAGCATCTGCAACAGACCGCGCCACTCCAGCGATGCCACCAGCTGATCGGACGGCATGGAGCCAGTGGGTCTGAGCAGGTGAGAGGCGGCCTGTGGCGGTCTTCACCTCCACGCTGGTGAACACGGCGATGCGCTGGCCAACCATCTCGGGTGTGATCACCATGGTGCGCCAGCCGATCAGGTCAGCGGAGCCGCGGGCAAGGCCGAAGGTGACGAGGCGCCCGGTGCGTGGATCAGGCAGGCTGCCCACCTGGTTGCGGAACAGTCGGGCATCGGGATGCGTGCCGAGCGCGAGACGGATGCGCTGCTGCAGGTCGGTCTCGGGGTTCGCCACATCAGGCCGATCGGTTGCGCGCATTGTGGACCTTCCACGCCCATGCGGGGCTGTAGCCGCGCTGACGTGCGATGGCCATGAGCTCGGGGAGCGTGCGGGCACGGCGGCGCTCGGCGACACGCTGGCGCACGGCCTCGCGGTGGAGCTCCTTCAGCTCACCGGCCACCTGGCGCAGCTGACGCGCGGGCTGGATCGGCACGGGTGTGCCGCAGCAGGGGCAGGCCGGCTGTGGTGCAAATGCAGCAAAACAGGTCTGGCATGTGCGAACGCACGGAGCTGCGGGACCAGCTGCGCGGCCGCGCTTCAGGCGATCGTCCAGCGACCAGTCCCGCGGATCATCCGGGAAGCCATGGCGGTGGACGTTGCCCACATGGTCGAGGATCACGGCGTGCGCCTTGCCGGGTGCCGGGCGCAGTACGCGGCCAACCTGCTGCAGGTAGAGGCCGAGGCTGGCGGTGGGGCGCAGCAGGATGGCGGCTTCGGCATCGGGGCAGTCGAAGCCTTCGGAGACCACATCGACGGTCACCAGCAGCTGCAAGGTGCCTGCGACGAACTGTCGCAGGAGTGCGTCACGATGCTGCGTTGATGTTGTGCCGAGCAGCGTGGCGGCTGTGATCCCTGATTCGGTGAAGGCCGCGGCCACGGAGTCTGCGTGCTTGGTAGAACAGCAGAAGGCGATTGCCCGTTTGTTGGGACAGATGCGCAAATAATGTGCAATCGCGTCACCTGTGACGGTGGGGCGATCCATGCGATCGGCTGCTTGCTCAGGCGAATAATCACCAGCGCGAATTGCGATTCTGGACAGGTCGGCAATGATTGGTGGCGCAAATACACGCGCAGGCGATAAGTGCCCTTGCGATGTAAGGGTTGCCACTGATGGTCCAATCACCAGATGATCGAATACCGCACTGAGGCCGCGGCCGTCCTGCCTGATGGGGGTCGCCGTAACGCCGAGGCGGAAGGCTTGTGGCCAGTGGCTGAGCACTGAAGACCAGGTGCCAGCAACCGCGTGGTGCGCCTCATCAATGACGATGAGATCTGGCTGCCAGTGCTGACGATGCAGACGCCGCGCAAGCGTCTGCACTGATGCGACCTGCACCGGGTGATCGGCCTCCGGGTGACCTGCCGCGATCACGCCATGGGATACGCCGGCCAGGCTGAGCTTCGCGCTGGCCTGAAGGATCAGCTCACGCCTGTGGACGAGGATCAGCACGCGGCGGCCGCGTGCGACGGCTCCAGCTGTGATGGCGGAGAAGCAAATCGTCTTGCCAGCGCCGGTGCTCAAGACAAGCAGAGGAGCGCGCGCGCCTTGGCGGTAGGCAGCACGAAGGTCTGAGATCGCCTGTGCTTGATAGTCGCGAAGCGTGAGACTCATGAGACTTGACCTTGGATAGCGGGAAGGAATACCAAGGTCAGCGGCCGGATACTAGCCGGCAGAGAGGGAAATACTGAGAACTACTGGGGGAAGCGATGACAGGCAGGGAAACAGTGGTAAGTTGCGTGAGCCTTCGGTACGCGCTGCCTTTGGACAACGCCGCCTATCACCGCCATCCGGCGGTCTCGAAATCACACCTCGATCAGATCGCCCGCAGCCCGCTGCACTACTGGGCGCGGTATCTGGACCCGAACCGGGTGGAGCCTGAGCCGACGCCAGCGATGCGGCTCGGCACTGCGGTTCACACGCTGACGCTGGAGCAGGACACCTTCGCCGAGCGCTACGTGGTGGCGCCGCAGTTCGATCGCCGCACCAAGGCCGGCAAGGAGGAGTGGGCTGCGTTCGAGGCTGAAGCCGCAGGCCGCGAGCTGATCAGCGCCGACGATCGCGCCACCATCAGCCGGATGGCCGAGGCAGTGTGGAGCCACCCTGCTGCCGGTGCGCTGCTGAGGCTGAAGGGCAAGGCCGAAACCACGCACATGTGGACCGATGAGGCGACCGGCCTCGAGTGCAAGTGCCGGCCGGACTGGCTGACCGATGACGGCAGCCTGATCGTGGACCTGAAGACCACCGAGGATGCAAGCCCTGCTGGGTTCAGGAAGTCGATCGCCAACTTCCGCTACCACGTGCAGGCGGCCTGGTATCTGCACGGCCTCGAGCAGGCCACCGTGCGCCGGCCGGAGGGGTTCATCTTCATCTGCGTGGAGAAGAAGCCACCGCACGCCGTGGCGGTCTACGTGGCCGATGGCGACATGATCAGTGCCGGTGGTGAGCGTGCGCTGCAGGATCTGGAGCGTCTGGCCGAGTGCCGCGCTGCCGGCCGGTGGCCGGGCTACAGCGAGGAGATCCAGCCGATCGGGCTGCCGGCATGGATGCGGCCGCGGCCGGATGGATCGCTGCCGGTCGGAGCACCAGCCGAGATCGAGCTCTACTGATGCGGATCCCTTCCTTGGCCATCCGTGCGCCCGTGGCGGCGCTGGCCGGCGGCTGGTTCCTGACGGAGCTGTGGCCGATCACCTACTGGCCGGCGGTGGCCGGCTGCCTGTTCATCTATCTGACCTTGAGACTTCAACCATGAGCGAGTCCACAGCACTGACCACGACCGGAGGCAGCGTGTTTTCCGGCATCCAGGCATTCGAGGATGCGCAGCGGATCGCGAAGGCGCTGGCCAGCAGCACGCTGATCCCGCCGCAGTTCCAAGGGCAGCAGGGATTCGCGAACTGCCTGGTGGCGCTGGAGATCGCCAACCGGATGCGGATGAGCCCGTTCCAGGTGATGCAGAACCTGCACATCATCCACGGCCGCCCGAGCTGGAGCAGCCAGTTCATCATCGGCCTGATCAACGGCTGCGGCCGGTTCAGCCCGCTGCGCTACGAGATGACGGGCAGCGGCGACAGCCTCAGCTGCTACTGCGTGGCGACGGAGCACGCCAGCGGCAACGACCTGAAGGGTCCGGCCGTGAGCATGGCGATGGCGAAGAAGGAAGGCTGGGCGACGAAGAGCGGCAGCAAGTGGCTGACCATGCCCGAGCTGATGATCCGCTACCGCGCCGCGGCCTTCTGGGGTCGGCTGTACATCCCCGAGCTGCTGGTCGGCATCCAGACCGAGGAGGAGGTGGTGGACGTGGAGCCCGTGACGGTGCGCCCGGCCGAGCCCGCCCCGAAGTCAGCGGTGGAGCAGCTGAACGCGAAGATCAAGCAGCCGGCGGCGGAGCAGGTTGATGTGGTGGAGGCAAGCGATGCAGATGAAATCTTCTGAGCCCGGATACCTGCAACCACGCGAGCTGGCAGCCAGGTGGCGAGGTGTCGTCACGCTGAGCACGCTCGACAACTGGCGCAGCCAGAACCGCGGCCCGAGGTTCGTGAAGATCGGAGGCCGTGTCCTGTATCCCGTCGCTGAGGTGGAGGCCTACGAGGCTCGAAACCTGCGCGGGATGCCCAACAACCCACCTACCCAACCGAGACCATGACCTTCAAGCTAAACCTGGCGATCTTCAAGTCCACCAAGCCCGACAGCAAGGTGGACTTCAGCGGCCGGATGAACATCAAGCCGGAGGAGCTCGATGCGCTGTGCGCGTTCGTGCTGAGCCAGCCGGTGGACCAGTACGGCAGCGTGCAGGTGCCGGTGACCGGCTGGAAGAAGACCAGCAGCAGCGGGACTGCGTATGTGAGCGCGGTGGCGCAGCCTCCCCGTGACTGGGTGCCGCCCGTCACCGCTCAGAGCGCAGCTGCCAGCCTGGCGCAAGCGACTGATGGCGTGGTGACGGAGATCACCGAGGCCGATCTGTTCTAGGCCTTCATCAGCAGGAGCTCCAGGCGCGCGATCTCATTGACCGCGGCCTGGAGCATCTCCTGCTGGTGGTAGCACTGCTTAAGGAGCTTTGCCGCGAGCGGCCCCACCTGCGGGTGGCGTTCGATGTCGCGGCATTGCTTTTCGATCAAAAACTGTTTTTCCGGTGGTATCTGCGCCACCATCCACTCACCGAATTTCATTGTTCTGGGGCGAACTGCCCCCATGTTGCCGATGCAATGCCCTAAATGCAGTAGCGAGACCATCCGGGCGCCAATCACCAACAACCGACTGCCGGACCAGGTGGTGCGCCGGCGGCAGTGCGTGGAGTGCGGCCACAAGTGGTTCACGGTCGAGGTGACGGTGCCTGATTACGCGGTGGGCTGGAGCGCTGCCCACCTGCACAAGCCGGTGCTGCGCGTGCCGCTGGAACTGAGCGCTGGGCACACCAAGATGCGCGTGGAGGCGGTGGAGGAGCGCGACCGCTGGGGACGTAACGAAGTGTGACAGCAGCGGCGCATGGTGCGCGGCCTACGGTGTATAGTGGTGACACGAGGGACGGGGATCCCTCGCTAAACAATCTCCCCCGCGGAACCGGGTACACGACGCGACACCACGAGCCCAACACGGCCTAAGTAAGCCCACACCGCCGGTTGGTCCGGCACAACTATCCACTCCAGCCATGCTCGCCACCACCCTGCTGCTGATCTGGAAGCTGTTCCTGCCGCTGCTGCTCGTGGTCGCAGTGATCGACTGGCTCACCGCCAGCGACGATCGCCGCGTCCGCGTCCTGCACCGCACCGGTCTGAGCCAGCGTCAGATCGCCGACCGCCTCAACATCACCCGTCACCGCGTCCGTCAGGCGCTTGCATCATGATCAACCACATCAACAACGCCATCTGCTGCCTGATCGCAGCGAGCGTGTTCGCCATGATCGGCATCGAGTCCGGCGCGCATCACCAGCCCACCCACTCCGGCACGCAGCAGGTGGTGCGGCATGACTGACCGCCGCTACTACTTCCAGATCAAGGCCGCCAACGTGCTCGAGTGCGTGGAGGCCTCCAGCCTCACTGAGGCCAAGCTGATCGCCGCCGACACATGGCTCGAGTGGTGGTCGCAGATCGAATGGCTCAACACTGAAGAAACCCATGGCTGAAACAACCGGAGCAATGCTGCCTTGGCAATGGGCAGACGGACCACAGACCAGCCAGCACGGTGACGGCATCAGCCGGCCGCTGCCGAAGGCGCGCACCCGCGAGTTTCGGCTGATCGTCTACCCGCAGGGTGCCCAGCCCATGACGTGGATCACGCGCGCCGAGACGAAGCGCCACGCAATCCGCTACGCCGAAGCCCGCTGGCCGGGCGCCACCGTGGAGGTGGCCTGATGGTGCGCCACCTGCTGACTGCAGCGCTGCTGCTGGCTGCCATGCCAGCCCACGCGCGCTCGGTGACAGCGACCGTCTACGACGGCTGGTACCACGGGCGCACCACATACTGCGGCGGCACCTACGAGCACTGGGGCATCAGCGCCGCCCATCCATGGTTGCCCTGCGGCACACCGGTGCGCGTCAGCCACCGCGGCCGCGTGCTCACCGTGCGCGTCACTGACCGCTGTGACTGCTCGAGCCTGGACCTGAGCGCCGGTGCTGCGCATCGCCTTGGTGTGCCGCTGGATGGCATCGCGACCGTCACCATCGACCATCCATGAGCGACATCCGCCACCGCATCGAGCAGCTGCTCAGCGACACCAGCGCCTTCACCGCTGGTCAGACTGAGGAGCGCCAGCGCATCCGCCAGCTGATCGACATCCGCATCGACCAGCTGTGCGGCACCGTTGGGCTCCGCAACCGCCAGCAGCTCTGCGCTGAGCTGCTCCGCATCCGACAACACCTCGAACCATGAACGCACAACAGCTCGACCAGCAGCGCGCCGACATGATGGACGCGCTCTATGAACGCAGCGGCCGCACCTGCTGCACTTACACCGGACTGTGGCAGGAGTTCTGCGCCGACATCGCCGCCAACTTCCGCGACACGGACTACCCCGAGCTGCTTGCCCGCGTGGTGCGCGCCATGGATGCCACCGAGTCGGTCATGACGCAGAAGCAGGCGCAGCAGGCGATCGAGATTTGCCGCCAGCAGCTGCTGGGAGACAAGTGGCGATGAGCCGGCCATTCAAGGCTGGCGAGGAGAACATCGCCGCGATCCTCACGCCGGAGCTGGTGCGCAAGCTGCGCCGGCTCCGCACCGAGGGGTGGAGCTACCGCCAGCTGGCGGCTGAGTTCGATGTGGACGAGAAACACGCATGGCGCATCTGCAAACGCATCGCATGGGGATGGCTTGATGACTGATCAGATCAACCCGGATCACTACCGGCAAGGTGGCATCGAGTGCATCGATGCGATCGAGGCTGCCCTGACGCCAGAGGAGTTCCGCGGCTACTGCAAGGGCAACGTGATCAAGTACACCTGGCGCGAGCGCCACAAGGGTGAGGCCGTGTCGCTGGCCAAAGCGCAGTGGTATCTCCGCCGACTGCTCGGCAAACTGGAGGGATGATGCACCTGCCCGGCCTGAACCTGCTCGAGCGCGCTGCGCTGTGGGTGCTGGTGCGCAGTCCCCGCACCAGTCTGGTGGTGGTGAAGGAGCTGCACTGGCCGACCGTGTTCGTGGTGGCCAACCCAGCCGATCCGGTGGCGGAATACGTCACCTGCGGTGAGCCCGAGCCAGCCAGCATGACGCTCGAGCGTCTTTACCACCTACCGAGTCACGGAGAAGAGGAGTGATCAGCCTGCACGCCGGCCGTCTGCTGCTGGTGTGCAGCCGATCCGACCGGAACTGGCACGCGCGCATCGTGCTCGGTCCGAAGCCTGAGCTGCAGATCGAGGCCGACACCGGCACGGTGCAGCTGCAGGAAGCGCTGCTGCGAGCGCAGTCGATTTACCGCGCAGCGGTCACCAACCTGCGGCCGGCAGGTAGCCCACCAATGTGTTGGGACTGCAAATACTGGGAGATGCGGCAGCAGTGCTGCGGCTACGAGTTGCCAGAATCAAAGAGAAGCGGCGGCCGTTTCGCGGCCAGGTGTGACCTGTATGTTCGGTCCTGAGGTGATCAGCCGCACCGATCGCGATGGCGGCAGCATCGAGACGATCATGCCCGTGAAGGGTGAGGTCTACTACCGCAGCTGTGTCGGCGGCACCTGCAGGTACAGCAGCGACCTGTGGCAGGCCGAGCTGTATCTGGACCACCTGCTCGGCCGCTGATGCTCCGCGACGTGCTGATCTTGGTGGTGGAGTACTGGGCGACGTGCCTGATCGCGCTGTGGGTCTGCAGCAGGATCCTGCCGTAGCGTGATCGTGTTCCCGCTCTGCCTCGTGCATCGGGCTCACCCAGTCCGAGCCAATGGATAGGACGGCCACCGCCGCTGCGGGGCGATGCGGGTTCGAGTCCCGCCTGGGTGCATCTCTTAATGATGTGGCCGGTGGCTGGTCCTCACGCGGTGCCAGCCTGGTGCCCGCAGCCGGCCGCTACGGGATCGCCTAGATCCTCAGGAAAGGTCTAGGCCGCAAGATTAGCGCCGCTGGTGAGCCACTGCACGATTGCCCACTCGCCGAGTGCCGACCAGAACGGCTGCTGGCGGTACCAGTCCACCCAAGGTTTGTGGCCTTTCGAGCAGTTGCAGCCCATGCAGCAGGCGACCATGTTGCTGGGCACCGTGAGCCCGCCGTGCGCCTTTGGGATGACGTGATCGAGCGTCGGGCTGCGGCCGAGATCAGCGCCGCAGTAGGCGCAGCGGTAGCTCCAGGCGAGGAGGATCTGATCACGCGCTAATCGCCTGGTGACGAGGCGCGTCTCCTCAATGCGGTGTCGATCCACAGAGATCCGGCGGCAGGGGGACAGCGTTCACCTCGATGTCGATGATGTCGTCATCGGACGGGATGAACTCGGCCATGCGTGAGTAGATCTCAGCTGGCAGGTCGTCGGGGTCGGCGTTGGATCGGACGATCAGCTTGGCGGTGATCTCGAGATAGAACGCCCGCATGGGCTGGCCGCCGCTGGTGCCACGGTAGCGAGGCGAACAGGATCAGGGAGTGTGAAGGATTGTGAACAAAACACCCTGACGCCGCACTGTGCACTGTCTGCAGTGTAGATTGAATGAGTTCAACGCACCTAGACAGATGAATACCCGGACCGCGATCGAAGCGCTCAGCCAGATGGCCACAGTGATCGGCTCTGCCGAGTCAGTTGTGGCTGCCCTGCAGGCACTGCGTGACGGCACCACTGAAGATCAGTGGGATCAGCTCTGCAACAACGAGCTGCTCGATGCCCTCATCTGTGCCTGCATGGATCTGGAAGGCGATCTCGAGGACTGACAAGGAGCCCTGCGGGGCTCCTTTTTTTGTGCCCATCCCCCCTACCCTTCACCCATGCAGTACATCCTCCGCATCGGCCCATGGCACGTCGGGCCGTTCGCCACCCACCTCGGTGCGCAGCACTTCGCCGAAAGCCACGGCTGCGACGACTACACCCTCATCCCGCTGGACGATCCGGCTGAAGCACCGGGTCGCATTCACCGGCTCAGAATGGCAGCACTCCGCCACCCAGCCATCTGAAGCTCACGCTCTCCGCTGACCTGCTCCAGCAGGCGCAGGCCGTGTCCGATGCGCGGCATCGCAACCGCTTGCAGGCCGGCTCCCGCGATCACAGCTGCGGCATGGCGTCCGATGCCACCAACCTGCTCGGCGCCGTCAGTGAGATCGCCCTGCACCAGTTTTTCGGCCTGCCGATCGACTGGACCTTCCTCGCCACTGATGCCGGCTTCTGTCAGCCGGATGTGGGCGGTCTCTGGGAGGTGCGCAGCACCGTGCGCCCCGGCAACAGGCTCTACCTGTTCGAGCGTGAGGTGACGCTGGAGAAGCTCGCCGCACCGTTCGCGTGGATCCTGATCGAAGGCCTCGGCACGCAGCAGGTGACCTGCCACCTGCAGGGCTGGGCGATGGGATACGAGGTGATCACCCGCGGCGTGCGCCAGCAGATCCAGCGCGCGCCGTCCTTCTTTCTGGCGAACGATCGGCTGCGGCGGTTCAGCGCACCGGCACCAACCTGGCGCGCGGCACGGTGGTGCGCGAATAGTGCGCGAATGGCGCTCAGAGCCGCTCCGCCGCCTGCTGGCAGCCCCTGCCTAAGTGCTTGATCTCTCTGGAGGTTTTGGTGCCCAGGGGCGGAATCGAACCACCGACACTGCGATTTTCAGCCGACTCCAGAGGCCTCACGGCGGTTCACGGAATCTCACTAAAGGTCTGATTCTGCGCTGCTTTTCCGGTTGACCTGTTCACGCTTGTTCGCGCAAGATCCGCCCCGTTCGCGCAAATCTGCGCGAATAGTGCGCGAATGGAGAGGGGCATGGCGAAGGAGTGGCAGGCTGATCGGAAGGTGCCCGGCCTAGGGCTGATGGTGCTCGATTCCGGGGTCCGCACCTATTACGTCCGCTACCGCGAGCCGAGCGGCAAGCAGCAGCACCACAAGATCGGACGGGCTGGCGTGATCAGCCTCACCACCGCCCGCGAGGAGGCGCTGAAGCTGCTCGGTGATGTTGCCCGCGGCATGGCGCCGACCACCGCGCGCCAGCAGCTCAGGCGCAGCCCGACCATGCAGCAGCTGTTCGAGCGGCTCGATGCCGAGCACTATCCGAAGCTGCGGCCGAACACCGCCACCGGGTACCGCGTCCTCTGGCGCCGCCACATCTCGCCGCGTCTAGGGAGCAGCAAGGCCGCGACCATCACCAGCGCCGATGTGATCGACCTGCTCGGCAAGCTGCCGCGCATCCAGGCGAACCGCACGCTGGCGGTGCTGCGCAAGGCCTTCAACCTGGCGGAGCTGTGGGGCATCAGGCCGCAGAACACCAACCCGTGCCACAAGGTCACCACCGGCAACAGCGAACGCAAGCGGCGCCGCTACCTGACGCGCGAGGAGCTCCAGCGGCTGCTGGCGGCCTTGGATCGCTTCGGCATTACCCGCGTGCGCTGGCGGTTCGCGCAGCTGATCCGCCTGCTGCTGCTCACCGGCTGCCGCGTCTCAGAGATCAAGGATGCGCGCTGGGAATGGGTGCAGGGCGCTGTGCTGGTGGTGCCGGCCGATTGCCACAAGACCGGACAGGACGGCAGCGATCGCCGCGTGCAGCTGCCACCGCAGGCGCTGCAGGTGCTTGAGGAGCTGCGCGCCAAATCGAACAGCGAGTGGATCATCCAGGGCGATGGCGATGGCCACCTGATCGGTTACCACCGGATGTGGGCGCAGCTGCTGGAGGCCGCCAAGATCGAGAACCTCCGGGTGCATGACCTGCGGCACAGCTTCGCCAGCCTTGGCCTGAGCGCCGGGCTGAGCCTGCCTCAGATCGGTGGTCTGCTCGGCCACGCCAGCCCGCAGACCACGCAGCGCTATGCCCACCTGATGGATGAGGCCGCTGCTGGCATGGCCGCGAAGGTGGCGGCGCTGATCCGCTAACCCTTGCTGCCCGTCACGGCCTCATCGCCGTTGTAGCGCCCGGTGACCGCATAGCTGCGCGCCGGAATGCCTTCCATCTTGTGGAACACCATCTGGCCGATCTTCATGCCCGGCCAGATCGCAATCGGATACAGCCGGCGTGCGTTGCTCAGCTCCAGCGTGAGGCGGCTGCCATGCCACCCTGGATCGCACCAGCCGGCCAGCAGATGCTCGAGGCCTTCGCGGGCGCGGCTGGACTTCAGCACGAACTGCGCGGCGATGCAGTCCGGCAGGTTGAAGATCTCGCGGGTTTCGGCGAGGCAGAACTCACCCGGCCGCAGCCAGTACGGATCCTCCGCGGTGTGGCCGGCGATGCCATGGATCTGCAGGTCGCGGCTCTCGGCCACCTCGATCATGATCCGATCGCCCAGCAGCACGTCGATGCTGGCCGGATTGACCAGCTCAGGATCGAACGGCATCACCATCGCGTGCTTCTTGCACAGGTGGTGGATCTCGTAATCAGGCAGCGGCACAGGTTGCTCAGTAGTCCCAGCGCACCCTAGGTCCGCCCTTGCGGATGCCAAGGTGGACGAAACCCTTCGGTGCGCCGTAGCCGAGCGAGTGCGGCCAGGTCTTGTCGCACCAGTCCTGCACGGCGTTGATGTCAGCGCCGTCGATCAAGAAGTCCACCGCACCGACGCCGATGCCGTCGTAGAGGTGCTCTGAGCTGCTGGCGCCACCCACTGAGCGGTTGACGGCTGACGGCCGGTAGCCGGAGGTGATCACGATCGGCCGGCCACCGAACTGCGCGCGCACCTTCTCGAGGAACTGCGCCAGCCTCAGCGCCGTGTCGCACTGGTGCTGGTGATCGAAACGCCGCGCCTCTTGCCCGATCGCAAACTCACCCGCGGTGATGTGCGGGGTGATCTTCTGACTGAAGGGCGACTCCGGCGTGAACATCGCGGAGATCGGTCCGGTGGTCTGCCGCTCGCGGCCCCATAGGTCACCTTCTGCGATGCGGCGCCGCTTGAGCCCTGCCTCCACGTTGGTGCCGGGGTTGCGGTAGAGCAGCAGGGCATCGGGCACGCCCGGCCAGTCCTTCTCGCGCAGCCGGCGGCTGATGGTCTCGAAACCCTTGGCGCCGTAGAAGCCAGAGCCGAGGTTGTAGGCGAAGGAGATCAACGCGCACTTCTGCGCATCGGTCATCTCCACCCAGAAGGGCACGGCGGTGCGCAGCTTCTCGGCGATGCGATCCACCTCCTGCCGCAGGAGCAGGTCAGCCTCGATCGCGTTGATCTCGTCGCCTTCGCTGACGGCGCGCCCGTCGCTGTAGCGGGTTGTCCCGTAGCCGATCGTCCACGGTGCGCCGCCGCTGAGCGGGTCGGGGTAGGCCTTCAGGTGGCAGCCCTCGAACTCCTTGATCAGCTTCAGCGCTGGAGCCAGATCCGCCTGCTTGCCGTCCTGGCTCCATGTGTTGAACCATGCCCGGTCGCGGCGCATCGCTGCCGCGTAACCGTTCACGGCGAGATCCTGCTCGAGCTGCTGAATCGCGGCCGCCTGATGCGGCAGGTTCCGGTAGTAGCGGAACAGCTGCTCGATCGTGATCGGCGCGGCGTTGGCCATGATTCAGCCCTTGCGCTTTGGGAAGGCCATGCGCGCCGCGGCAAGGAGCAGCTGAATCCAGCTGTTCGATTTCAGCGGCGTCAGGGCGATGAGCTCGCTGCCGGCGGCAACGATGATCGCGACGATCGCGATGGTCTCGGGGCTCATGGCATCCATGCTTGTGCCCTCAGGTTAGGGTTGGATCTCGAGAGCGCGCACACGGCGATCGAGATCTGCCAGTTCGGCGCGCGCGTCGGTCTTGATCTCATCGACGGACTTCGCCAGCTGCACCAGCGTGGCCTCGATCCGTGCGGACTGCACCTGCATCGAGATAAGGAGTGCCCCGATGGCGACCATACCGGCGGCCAGTGCTGCTGGGAGGGAGGCAGCGAACAGGCCGCTAACGGTCTTCGGTTCGTCCGCCATCGGGGTTCCGTCGCTCGATCGCATCGTAGCGAGCGCAAAGGTCAGGCCTCCCCGAGCTGATGGCAAGGGCAGGCCTGATGGCGGTGTTCTTGGTTTGTCTGAGCTGGTCTAGGCGATCACCGACCCTGCCCGCGATAGCGCCGCTTTCGGCGCGGGTTACGGCTGGTGCCGCTCAGCTTGGTGCGCAGCGAGCGGCCTTGGCGGGTGCGCTTTGGCGGACCGGCCTGGTGGTCGATGCGAGCGGTGCCGGTCTTGGCTTTGGCGGCCATCAGGCTTCAGGTTCAGGTTCGGGTTCGAGTGCCGGTGCGTAGGGATCAGCCGGCCAAGCGGGGTAGTCGGCGCCGCTGATGTAGGCCGCCAGCTCGGCGGTGTCGGCGGTGGCAGCGATGGCGTCGATCTTGGTGCCGGTGGCGAGGCGGATGTCCTCGCGCCAGGTCTTGATCAGAGGGTCAGCTGGTGCGCCGTTGTCAGCCTCGCGGATGATGATCCAGTCGGTCGGCTGCAGCAGCGTGTTGGCGGTGTGGCGCGTCTGCTGCGTCCACTGCTCCACCAGCTGCGCGTGATCCTTGGGCAGGTCTGGTCCCCAGTAGAAGCGCTGATCGTAGGGGGCAGGATCGGGCACTTCGGTGATGCCGATCGCCTCGCGCTCCTCGGGTGTGGCGAGCCGCAGCCAGTTGGCGGGGTAGCTGATGCCATCGTGCTCAAAAGGCACATCAGGACTCAGTGGGCGGCCGTCGAGGATGAACATGGCGATCAGGTCCGTGTTGTCAGGTTAGCGAGCACGCGCGTACTGGAAAGGCGCCTCAGCGAAGGCGGCGTAGATGTATGTGGTTGAGCTTGCGTTCATTGACGAATGAGCATTGCGGAGCTTGAAACCGTTGGACAGAAAGTCAATATTGCCGTTGCCGTTACTTAATTCAGCGTCGTTCGTGTTAGGGAACAAACGTGCATCAATTAGGTTGTATGCCCCTCTTGCTGCATCTTCTATCACCCAGTCGGCGCCAGCGCTGCTACTTTTGAACATCACCCACCTCGGCCTAAACCCTGTATACACAAACGGCCCATCCGTGCTGCCGTTGCCGGTGTAGCTGCCGAACGCGCTGTAGCCCGCGACTGGGGCGACGCAGTAGGCGACTGTTGCAGCGCCAGAAGTATTACCTGCCGCTGAATCGCCAAGGGTAAATACAGACGATGATGGAGACGCATTGTTCCAGGCAGTAACTGAAGAGGTTGAAGCGATTGTGGTATTTAACTGCAAGAAGTTAGTGTTGCCTATGGCAGCGTGATATACCAACCAGTTTGCAGTAGAGGTGCGACCTTTCACGATAACAAAAGATGGCGCTGCCCCTAATCCGTGTCCAACGGTTGCACCTGCTGTGCCATTCGCTGTGAACGTAACAATCGAGAACCCCGCACTGGCATTAGCCCTCACCTGACTGGATATGGAGCCAGCGGTGTTCGTGACGGTGGAGCTGCCGGCGTCCCAAGTCCAAGCAGCATAAGTAGTGTTATTTTCGTTCTGAGAAACAGAGCTGCCTAATGTAAAACCGGTTGAAGTAAATGCGGTGACTCCACCACCATCGCTTCCTTCTGCTGCAGTTGTGTTGGAGTTAAGTACATTTTCAACACCTCGCACTTGATCGTAGAGACGGTTGTTGTATGCCGCTGATCTAGGTTTAATCCATACCAAGTCCGGGCTAAACCCAAGCCCCGAAATAGTCTGCGTACTGCCATTGCCCGTGTAGAGCTTCACATCCATTACCGTGGATGGCTGTGTAATCGTCGGCGCGGGCAGGTTTGCCGTGCAGAGCGCCTTGAAGCCGCTGGGGGCGGTGTAGGCGAAGGGGCGTTGGCCGAAGTTGGCGGATGCGTACTGAAAATAAATTAGTGTTCCTTCTGAAAGAGCTGGTTGAATTAGTTTGCCAGAGAAGCCACTAAATGCTGTTCCTTGACTAGTGCCGTTCTTGTAGAAAACAACAGCTCCCGCGTCCATATCAAGAGCAATACCAATAACATCATTGGTTGCAAAAGACGATCCGTATGACGTGTTTGCGTTATTGTTGTATTTGTTTCCATTTGTATAGTAGAACCAACCGTTTGCGCCTTGCCATGTTTTGGATGCAGAAGAAGCGCTTGCATCGGCAACACCAATCATAAGAGAAGCGGCGGCGGATGATGTTCCTGTTTGAGTTACTTCCCAGTACCATTTTCCAGATGCAACTGCAAAAGTACCAACAAGAGATCTATAGCCAGTAAGTTCAACATCAAGATTGCCATTTTCAATAACGTCACTTGTGTTTTTATCTAAAGGATTCCAAGTGCAGTAATTCCCCCGCACCTGCGCCCCGAGTCCAGTATCAACCTCGCTGCCGTTGACGGGAACGTCTACAAGGCTATCGTTGCCTGCACCAGCCGCCACGCTGAGGTTGTTGGGCGTCCAGTTGTTGCTGCCAGCGGCATCCTTGCCCAGCGTGGTGGCAGTGGCTGCGGAGTTGTCCGCGAAGGTCAGGCGGAACCCGTTAGTGCCGTAGGTGCCGGTGTACGCCTTCGGCATCCACACGCCGGTGGTGGCGGAGAACTCACCGAAGCTGGTGGGGGTTAGCGCTTGGCCGTCGATGAAGTGGATGTCGGCGAGGTAGCCATCAAAATACGAGTTTGCTCCCCAGACTAAGATTGATCCAATGTCATGCCTGGCGGCTGCATTCACCAGCAGATCGGCATTTTGGGATGGATATAGAGCTGTTGCAAGAGCCGTTACCTGTACACCGTTGACGTATAGTTTTGCACGATTAGCTTCGGTGGCTTGAGTGGTGTCCACCGCCAGTACTAAATGATACCAAGCTGCTGTGTCTCTATAGACGGCTGATGTTTTAAGGTGAAGCTGGTAAGATCCTACGTATGAGTAGACTCTAATTATATTGCCACCCGTAACGTCCCCGAACCGAAGAACAAAGCCGTCTGACGAGCCTGTTGCAAATATTTCACTGTTTTCGTCAAGTTTACTCCGCTTCACCCACCCCGCCCAGGTCCACGTCTTGCGGTTGCCGGCTGATGCGGGGGTGCGGCTGAGGTACGCCGAGTCGGCTGAGTTGAACCGCAGCGAACGGCTGATGGTGTAACCACCAGCATCAGCACCAAGCAGCAGGCTGTTGTTGAGCACGCTCATTTCACGTCCGAGATCAGGCGAGCAGTAATGCGGGAGGATGACTCGACGTACAGCGCGATCACATCCACCGCGTTGGCCGTTGTCGTGAGTGTAGGCGCGGTGCCGCCGGGGAACTTCCAGTTGCTGCCGTAGGCCAGCGTGCGGCTGCCGGTGCCGTCTTGCGTGATCACGATCGTGCCCGACTGGCCTGCCGTCAGGTTGCTCGGGTTGGCCAGTGTCCGGTTGCCGCCGAGCGTCACGCTGAAGTTGTTGCCGGCCGCGAAGTCCGGTGTGATCGTTGCACCATCGGTGAGCGCCACCACGCTGCCGCGCTGCGCTGCCGTGAAGCTCTGCGCTGTCGCCAGTGCCGCATAGCCCGAGATGGTCTGGCCGGCCGCGAAGGTGATCGCGCCGGTCATTGTCCCGCCGGACTTCGGCAGGGCAGCGTTCGCCAGGTCGTAGGCCGACTTGACCGCGTTCGGGGTTGCGGCTGTCGATGTGCTGGTGCTGCTGGTCGAATCGGTCAGCTGCACCACGCCCACCACGCTGGTGGTGCCGGCCACGATCTTGCTGCCGCTGATCGCAGCGCCGCTGGCGATGTCGGCGTTCACGATGGCGCCGGAGAGCACCAGCGTGCCGTCTGCGTTCGGCAGGTAGATCAGCCGGTCCGCGGTCGGATCAGCAGCCAGCAGCTTGGTTTCGTTCGCGTCGTCGGTGCTGCCCTCGAACACCAGCCCCACGTTGGCGCCGAGCGTCACGTCACCCGTGAAGGTGCCGCCAGCCGCAGGCACCGCCGCAGCTGCCAGGTCGTAGGCCGCCTTCACCGCGGTGGGTGTGGCAGCAAGCACCGAGCTGGTGGTGCCGGTGCTGTCGCTCAGCTGCACCACACCGGCCACGCTGGTGCTCGCCGCTGCCACGCTGATCGCAGGTGTGGTGGTGCCGTTGCTGACCGAGATCGCGCCGGAGCCCGTCACGCTGGTGACGGTGCCCACGTAGTCGGCGCCCCACTCGAGGCCGGTGGCTGCAGCGCTGTTGGCGCGCAGCACCTGGCCGTTCGTGCCTACGCCGAGCTTGCTCAGCGCGGTGCTGCTGGATGCCGCCAGCAGATCACCCTTCGTGTAGCTGGTATTGCCGGTGCCGCCCTTGCTGGCCAGCAGCGTGCCGCTGATGATGTTGTCGGCGTTGCGGCACTCGTTGGACACCTCCTCGAGTGCCGCCTGCACGTTGGTGGCGGAGATGTTGGCGGCCGGCGAGAAGCTGACGTTGTTGGCCGACTGCGCCACGAACGTGGACGACACATCGATCACGGTCCAGCTGGACCCGTTGCTCAGCAGCAGGTCAGGCGGTGCCAGTGCAACGGTCGGTGCCGGTGCTGTGCCGGTGCCGCTGATCGACACCACCACGTAATAGCCGTTGTTGCTCGAGCTGGCGGAAGGGAGCGCGTTACCGACCGTCAGACCGATGGCTGAGCCCTCGGTGGTGACGGTTGCGATCTGGTTGGTGCTGGCGTCATACGTGCCGGCGAAGATCACCGAACCGGCCGAGATGCCAAGCGGCTGCCAGACGTTGCCGTCCCACAGGAAGAACGATTCGTCCAGCGGATTGAAGAAGATCTGGCCGATGAAGTCGGCTGTGGGCAGCGCCTCGCCGAACTTCGCGGTGGAGTAGTTGGCAAGCTTGGCGCCGGTCACCGCGTCGTCGGCGATCAGCGCTGTCGCGAAGGTGCCGCTGGTGATCTTGCTGGCCGGCAGCGCAGGGATGTCCGTATCCGCCAGCGTGGTGCCAGCCGTGACGTGCCCCTGCGCGTCCACCGTCACCTTGGGGTAGGTGCCAGCTGTGGTGCTGTTGCTGTGGTTCAGCGTGCCGCTGCTGACCGACAGGCCAGTGCCGGGCTGGATGATGCCCTTGGTGCTGCCGGTGGCGTCCGGCAGATCGCCAGGCACCAGAGCACGGAAGGTCGGCGCTGCGTCAGATCCTGTAGTCGGACCAGCGAACACCCGTGCTGCGCTCTGCGTGTCGAGCGTGGTGGTGATCGTGGCGCTGTAGTTGTCCGGGTAGGCGACCGAGAACGACAGCGGCGTGCTGTCGCTGAAGCTGATGGTGCCGAGCGATGCCTGGCGCACCCAGCTGGTGCCGTCCCAGGTGTATTCGATGCCGGTGTTGGTGTTCAGCCACTGCTGGCCAATGAAGGCGCCATCGCCGGACGGCGTGGAGGCGGCCACCACCGCAGCCGACTGATCCGCCAGCTTGGCGGCCGTGATGGCGTCATCGGCCATCTTGCCGGTGGTGACGGCGCCGGTGCCGAGCTTGGCTTCAACGACAGCGCCGCTGGCGATCGTTGCGGCGAACGATCCGGTGCCGGAGCCTGTCACGTCACCCGTCAGGGTGATCGTCTGGTCGCCGGTGTTGGTGCCGGAGGTGGTGCCGCTGTGGGTGCCGGAGAAGGTGCCGGACTGCGTGGCGAGCGTGCCAAGGCCAAGCGTGGTGCGCTGTGCCGCAGCGTCGGCGTCGTCGAGCAGCGCACGGCCTGCTGCGGTGCAGGGGATCTCCTCAACATCACCGGAGCCAGCGGTGCTGCGGCCGAGCAACACGTTGCTGCTGCTGGTGTCCTGCAGCTTGGCGTAGGTGACGGCGCCATCAGCCAGCGCTGCCGTGCCGAGGTTGCTGGCCTTGGCGGTGGTGACGGAACCATCCGCCAGCTTGGCGGTCGTGACGGAACCATCCGCCACAGCCGGGGCGATCGCGCTGTAGGAGCCGGAGCGGTAGATCTGCAGCTCGCCGGTGCTGCTGTTGACCCAGCCGCGGCCGTCGAAATTGTCAGAAACGGGCGCCGAGGCGCTGATCGCCACTGAGCTGCTGTCGGCAAGCTTCGCTGCGGTGACGGCATCGTTCGCCAGTGCGGCGGTGCCGAGCTTGGTGGTGCTGGTCTGATCCAGCTTGTCGAGATCGATCGAGGCGGCATCGATCAGATCGAGGCCGGCATCCACCAGATCCTTGGCGGTGACCTTCTTCGTCTGCGATGCCGAAACGTCAGCAATGGGCAGCACGTCGGTGGCTGCCACCGAGGCCTTCGGCAGGGATGTGAGTTGGGTAATCCGCTGGTCAGCCAAGGCTCAGCCTCCAAGGGCACCACTGCTAGAGCCCATGTTAGTCCTCAGTTTCCTTCAGCAAGAAGTCGAGCGACTGCTCAAGGTTGATGCGGTCGTCGTCTTCCTTGAGGATGAACTCATCAATGGAGCCGATCAGTAGCCTGATCTCTCCTGTCGTCACGAAATCGATCGTGCAGTTGATGATATCGCCCGCGCGTACTTCAACGCCGGCCTTTGTCACCATCGCATCGAATTGGTAAAAGACGTTGTTGACGCCAGCATCGACTGACTTGTCGGTGAGGTAGAGCGCGCAATCAAAGCCGCTGCCGAGCTCAAGGCGCTGGATCAGCTGCAGCATCAGCAGCGGCGCCTCTGTGGTGCCGGCCGTCGTGTAATCAAAGGCGCAGGTGATCGAGCCACTGCCCGACAGCAGGCCAGCGCTGTAGAGCTGCCGGAACTTGTCGTTCAGGCTGGTGGTGTCGATCGCCTCGCGATCGGTGGCCAGCGTGTAGTCGATGACGTTGCCCAGCACGGTGTAGGACACGTCGCGCACGCGGCACTCGATCGGGATCGGCGCACCGGTGAACTGATAGAGCGCCAGCTCGTTCGCGCGCGTGTTGTTGACCGCATCCTGGAAGGTGCGGAAGAAGCGCAGGCCACCGGCTGCGTTCACGTTCACGTAGGCGGAGATGCCGGTCTCCACCGTGCCGCTGCTCCATGCCGCGCCGGTGAAGCAGACCAGCCCGCGGGCGTCGGTGGTGTTGATGTCCACCTTGTCGCCGGTCAGCAGGTTGTCGCCGGCACTGTCAAAGCTCAGCCGGTTCAGGCTGGTGTTCACGTCGGCAGGATCGATCTCATCCTGCAGCGCGCTGATCAGCACCGAGGTGGCACGCCTCAGCCTGACGTTGCCCTTGGTGCCGAGGAAGAAGGTCATGCGATCACGCCGCCAGCGAGGAAGTCGCCATCGACCGTGAACTGGATCGGCACGGTCACCAGCTCGCCGGTGCTGACGCCAACCTGCGCTGAGGTGATGTAGGCGAAGAACTCCAGATCGTCGGCTGCGTCATCACTGATGCGCAGGCGGAGCTTCACGCGATCGGTCTCGGTGACGGCGCCCACCTTCTGCACCTTGCCGAGCAATGCAGTGAACTGCGCCAGCGTGGCTGACTCGCCGGCCTCGAGGCGGTAGTAGAGCAGCGTGGCCGAACCGCTGGCGGACTTCAGGCCAGGCGTGAAGGTTGCGGCGGTGCTGTCGATCGCGGTGGTGCTCAGCAGCTCCACGCTGGTCTCCACCGACCAGTCGCGGATCTTCGCCACGGGTTTGTAGGCCGCGCCGTCCCAGAACTCCAGCTTGCCCGTGCGGCCTGTGTAGAAGCCCATGAACGGCGGCCCAGTCTGAAATCAGGCTAGCGAATGGTGAAGCCACTATCCGCGAAGGATGCGATCAGGCTCAAGGTCTCTGCGCCCGATTGCACGCACGGATGTTCGATGGCTTTCACCGAAACCTGCCCGTCCTCATCCATTTGCACCTCCGTTACTCGGAACACCCGCTTGCGGGTGATCGAGGTGCCGAGCACGAACAGGCGGCCGACATAGGGTGCCAGTGCCGCGGCGGTGCCGTTGGTGACGGTCACGCTGTCCACGCTCACCACCGCGCTGCCGGACTGGTAGACCAGCGCCTTCAGGCCGCTGCCATTCGGCACCTGCCCGATCGGCGTGTTGAGCACACCGCCGGGCTCCACCACGCCGGTGCTGACCTGATCCCATTGGTTCTCGCCGATCGCCACGTAGATGTAGCTGCCGGGCTCCAGCACGCTGTCGGTGGGGAAGGTGGAGAACTCGATCGCGCGGCGGATGTGGCGCCGCTGGTTGCAGAGCAGCTTGCCGAACAGGACCGCCTGGCTGCGGTTGGTGACGTACTGGGAGAGGTCGAAGGTCTGCCGCACGCTGTTGGCCTCGAGCGCATCAGCGCGGCTCACCTCCACGCTGCGGTTGCGCGGGAAGACGCCATCGATCTCGGTGTCGCGGTAGATCACCGAGGCGATCAGATCCTGCACGCTGCTGCCGAAATCGAGGAACTCCTCGCGGTAGCTGTCCTCGAGGATGTTGCCCTGGTTGAACAGCGCCGAGATGGTGACCTGCCGGGTGATGTTGCCGGTGTCATCGCAGGGAACGGCAGGCACCAGCGTTTCGCGGCCACCGACACGGCCGAGCTCGAGCAGCGAGAACGGTGCCACGTCTGCCCAGAACTGCCGCCACGGCACCTGCTCGGCGATCACGCCATCCATGAACAGCTGGTTCTGACGGCAGAAGCGCTTTGCCAGTGCCAGCGCCTGCAGGTCAACGCCGCCGATCTTGGCGAACCGTCCGATGCCGTTCTCGCCGTCGAGGATCGTGTCGAGGAAGATGTCGGGTGCGTAGCTGCTGGAGCCATCCGGCTGTGAGGGGTAGGTGCCGTCATCCCGCAGGCGGCGGAGCTTCTTGCCCTCCAGCGTGAACACCGACAGCGAGCGCAGGTCTTGGATGCCTTGGCCGCTGTAGGCGTTGAAGCCCAGCAGCGTCAGGCCGCTGTAGAGGTTGGGGTAGTTGTTGAAGGTCTCGATGCGCTGCTCCGTCACGGCGCTGATCGAGAACTCGGGACCCCCTTCAAAGCTGAAGCTGGTCTGGGTGTCGGAGCGCATGGAGAACAGCCCCCACTCGTCCACCTCGTAAGGGTTGACGTTGATCGGTGGCTTCAGGCCTTGCCGCGCGCGCACGCTGCCGAGGAAGGTGAACTGCCCGCCGGCCGGTCCGGGGATGATCTGCACGTCGCCGCTGTTCTCGATGTAGGCGAAATCAGCGAACCCGTGGAACTGCATCTCGGCAGCCGGCTCAGCGATCGGATCAAAGCGGAACTGCCAGTTGCCGATGTTGTCGCCGGCCACGAACTTCAGTGACATGAAGTTGTCCACGTCGGCGCCGCGGCGCACGGCGAAGATGTAGGGCAGCCGGCTCCACTCTGCGCCGGTGCGGCGGTAGCGCAGCCAGAAGAAGGCCGCGCGCACCTTGGTGCCGTTGTCGCTGTCGCGGAACCGCTCCACCTTCTCCTTGCCGTACTTCGGCGCACGGCCCTGAATCCGCTTGAACACCTTGGCCTTCAGCGCGAAATCAACCACGCGGCACTCGGTGATGGTCTCGTAGCCGGCCTCCTCCATCTTCACCAAGCACTTGGTGTTGAAGTAGTCGTTCCAGCTGTTGGGGTTCTCGAGGTAGCGCTGTAAAAAGCCGATTCTGTTGTTTTTGGTTGTGATCTGGTTGCGCAGGTTGGCGTCACGCGCCGCCATTGCACTCAAATCAAGGTTGTTGGCGTCTGCGTAAAGCTCAGCCAGTTCGTTTTGCAAACGGCTTTGCCGCCTGAGCAGAACCTTGCGGTCTTCACGCAGGGTGCCGCCCTTGGGCGTGTTGAAGCCATACTCTCGAATTGCCCAGTCGAGCTTGGACTGCTGATTTCTCAGGCGCTTGCTCAGCGTCGCAATTCGGACCCTGGCTTCCCTGATCCACTGCCTTCTTCTGTCGATGAACGCCTGGCTGGTGTTGGGTTTCTTCCGCTCTGCGCTGATCTCTTCTTGCCATTCTTCGATCTGGTTTCTTTCGTTGTCTCGACTTTGGCGAGTGTTGAGCACCCTCTGGGCAAATGGATTGATGCGATCGTCGAAGATGTCGCCGTCGTCGTTGACGATGCTGTCAAGCTCGCCTGCAGTCCACCGATGGTCCCGAAGGTCTTCAATCTGAGCGATCATCGAGTCGATCTCGCTCAGCTTTGCGCTGATCCCATCTCCAACGCCGGACTTGAGGATTGATTCATTGCGCAGCAGCTGATTGTTCAGCGTTTCAACTTCACCCTGCAGCTGGATGATCTCGCGCTGCGCTTCGCGGCCGTTCTTCTTGAAGTCCTCGGTGCCGTAGTCCTCAATCGGGCAAATGCCAGCCTCGATGCACTC